CGGGAACACAGTCCCGGCATTCATCTCCCGCGGCCATACCGCAGCAGTCCCATAGGGCAGGATGGCGCCAAACAATGCCTGCAGGTTCCCGCGATCAAACCCAGCAGGCACCGCCACGCTGTTAGGCGGATACGGGGTCGGATTGACGGTCACTGCTGGTGCTGCAGGCAGGCTCGTGACACCTGGTGCCGTCGGGAACCAGACCGCGGCTGCTGCTGATGCGACCACATCAATGCCGGTGGTCGTCTGCAGAATCTGCGTCGTCATGTTGTGCCCACCCCTCCCCAGAACATCGCGTCAATGCTGCAGGCCATGCCGTTGGCATCAAACGCCCACGTCAGCCCATTCACCCGGTACTGCCCGGCAATGCCGTCAAGGTCGATGTAGAGCGGATCAAACGGTCGCGGTGGCATCAGCTCTGGTGCAACCTGCAGGCTCAATCCATTGCGATGGCCGAGCAGCATCCGATTCTGAACCCGACCGAAGGCCAAGGCCTGACGCCTGGCTTCCTGTTCTGATGCCGTGTAACGATAAGTCGTTGGCGTCAATGTTTCCAGCACGTAGTAATCGTCCCTCGCATACGGCAAACTGAACACCTGCACGCGGTTCAATCCCGCACCACTCGAATACGACCACAGTGCCTGCGTCTCAAATCCAGCCGCAGCCTCATCGGCATTCTGCTCTCTTGATGTTTCAGTCTTGCCGATTGGCGATGGCTTTTCCTTTGCATCCTCGGTCAACTTGATCGGCTTATCCTTGATCAGGTTGGCACGCTCTGGCAGCACTTCCTTATAGGCGTTTGGATCATTGACAATTCGCACCTCTGAACTATCAAACGACAGCTGGTAACTTGCGGCCAATGCCGACAGCATATCATCCGATGTGTCGATGTTATCAGCGTTCCATGCTGCTGACTGCTGACCCTCCTGCGTTGCGCCATAGTTCTTGTAGCTGACTCGCGTTGTCTTTGTCACTCCGGTATAGACTGTCTTTAGATCATCCTTTGCCTGCAATTTGTACGGGTCAATCGGCACCGTGAAGCGTGCCCGCTCATGCGTCGTGATCGTTAAATCTGTGGTGATGTAATCAAGGCCTGGCACAATGACTGTACCGCCTTCGTTCTCCCAGTAATACTGAACCGACAGTCTGCCGGCAACGGCAAACTTAGAATCGATCACCTTGGATACACTGCGGACCAGATCTTTAGTCGTCGGGTCGTATTCGTTTTCCTCGCGCTGGTACGAATAGATCTGAGTGCTGCCCCCGGCAGCTGGTATGCCAGCATTGAGCAGCTGCCCAAAATACTGCCCATTCACTGCCTGCAAATTGCTGCGGGTTGACGTCAACCGTGCCTTAACAGTCTTGTCGTCGTTGTATTCTGTCCAGACTTGGGTATAGGGAATGTACTGGCTCGAATACACTCCCTTCACCTTCACGCCATTGGATGCCGTATAAGAATAATTCGTCCTGACTGTTACAGGGCTGCCGATGGTCTCCTCGTAGTTCCATGGCACAAAGAACCGAGGCGAGTCGTCTGGATCTTCCGGCTCGTTCGGGTCACGGTCTGGATCTTGCGTGTCAGGTAGCTCATCAACTTTTGGCGGTTTCGGTGGCGTCGCAATACCAATCTGCGTCGATGTAATCTCCCGCCGGTTCAATCTATAGGTGCTGTAGTCGACCTTGATTGCTTCGCCCGGCAATTCGCCACTGCCAATGCTGTCGAGCGCGATCAGATCTGCTGCACGCAACACCGGGCCGGCACCACCGTCAGCCGTTGTGCTGCGAAACACCAGCTGTTCGGACTCGTTCAGATAGCCCACATAGTTCTCGCTGATCAGCAGCCCTGCCAGCACCCTGACGAACCCTTGCGATAGGTCGAACTCCTCACGGGTGAAACGGCTCTGCAGTGGGATGCCAGAGGCTGCCGTGATGCCAAGCCGCGTCAAAATGCTGCCAGCAACAGAGGCTGCAGTCATCGTGATCGGGATGATGCGACGGTCCTGACTCTGAACGCCAATGGAACCGGTGTAACCGATGATCTCGCCACCCTTCCGGCCAATCACTCGGATCTTGGCATCAGGCGGCGCCAGATCCTCGAGCATCGTCAGCCGGCAGCCCAGCTGTATCGTCGTCTGCCTCGTCAGCGGATCAGCAAAGCTCGACAGCACCCGCAATCGCCGCGGCACCCGTGACAGGCGGCCCGCCTTCTCGTAGGCAAAATCCACCACCTGCCCCAGTGTCGGCTGGTAGATCCCGGCCAGCGTCACGCTGCCGCGGCAGAACACCAGCCCATTGCCCTGCACGTAGGTGTCGCTCAGGCTGCCCTGCACGATCTCGCCCAAGCTGCAGTAGACACGTGCTCTGATGTCGATCGTCATCTGACCAGTGCCTGCGTCAGGTTGATGGTGAAGCGCGTGGCCTTGGCCCCTCCCGTGATAATCACCTCTGCCGTGGCCTCAGGCGGGCTGACAGGCCAGTAGGTGCCAACTGCAGGTGTTGCCGCAGTCTGCCCCTCATACCAGCTTTGCAGGGCTGCCCAGCCGGCAGCGTCGGTCGTGCCGACCACCTTCCGCAGCTTGGTCGCACCGAATGGCCCCTGCACGTAGTGGCGCCCTGCTGCCGTCAGCTGCAGCGTTGGTGCCTCCTGGTATCCCACAGGCTGTTCAATCAGCGTCAGAGTGCAGCTGCCCAGAGTCAGGGTGCCGTAGTTCGGCAGGCTGGCTTCACTGTTCTGCCGGGCCTTCTCCGCCTCTCGGAGCAATGCCGCCAGGGACTGCGTTGCATCGACCAGCTCAAACGATGCCTCGACATAGGCGCCGACTTGGCCGGCACTCGGGGCAGCACTGAACCAGCAGTCAATCCCGGACCACGACTGACCGAAACCCTGCGCCGTGAGGCTGACGGTCGTGCCGATGGCACCACTCGAGAGGGTATCGGGATCGCTGATCCTGCTGTTGCGCCAGGTGTCATAGACCGTCAGTAGCGCGGTCCATTGCGCAGATGTGAGCAGGCCACTGATCAGCCATCGGCGTGCCGTCAGGCCTTGGCGTGCGTCACCGTCATAGCCGAACGGTTGGGCTGTCAATGCGTTGCAGCTGAAGCCGTTAATGGTGACCGTCATTGGAGCTCGCTGTAGCTGTTGATCGTCGTGCCACCGCCGGCCTGGTTGTCGACCTGAACCTGCACCGTCCAGTCCTTGTTTGCCAGTGCGTCAATCGCGACCGTGTTTAGCCTGACCTGCTCAACCAGCCCCTGATTGCTGGCACCGATCTGCTCTGCTGCTTGGCCCACTGCCTGGCTGTTGCGATCCACTGGCGTCGGATCAAACTCGAATTGAAGGATCCCATTGCCGGCCCGCAACGGCTGAGGCAATGGTGGCAGGTTGTCGGCCTGTGCTGCCTTTTTCTCCAGTTCCAACTGCTGCAGTCGAAGCTGATTGATGCGTTCCTGGCTCTGCAGCTTTTCACGACTGATCTGCTGCGCAATCTGCAGCTCACGATTGGCCAGCTGCAGTCCTTCCTGCGCTGCCTGGATCTGGTTCGGGTCGCCGCTACGAGTGGCCTGCGCCAAAGAGATTTGAGCCTGTATCACGCCGCGACGTGCCGCCAGTTCCGTTAGTTGCGTCTCAAGCCGTACGGACTCGATCTGTCGCTGCTGCTCGACCTTGGCCGCCGCCTCACGCAAGGCGAACTGTCGAGCCTCAAGATCCTCGCGGCGCCGCTGGAACGCCTCGACGATGGACTGCCGCGTCGATTCGTCCTGCACCCCCTTCAATGCCCGCTGCTCCTGTGCTGACAGCAGCGCCCCCTCAAGGGTCAGGCGCTGATTGGCCAGATCCTGCTCAGCCTGTGCGACCTGCTGGGCCAGCTGCAGCCTCGACTGACTGACGCTGAGGTCTTGCTGCCGGAAGTCAAAGCCTGCAGTGCTGATCCGCTGGAGCTCCCCGAGGGCAGCGCCGGTGCCTTTGGCAGCTGCTGTGGCAGCCCCAAGCTGCAGCTCAGTGCTGCGGATTGCCTGCCTCAGCTGCTCAAACCTGGTGCTGCCAATCTCCAGCTTGTTCAGCTCATCGCGCTGAGCTTTGAGCTTCGCATTGAGGTTATCGATGCTGGCAATGCTTTTGGTCTGTTGCGTCAGCAATGCTGCAGCCTGTGCATTCTCGGCCTGCAGTTGCGATTGACGGTCTGGGTATTTGTCGCGGAACTGTTGCGCAAGGCCTGGCAGCTTGGCCAGTACGGCCTCAAACTGTTCAGCCGATAGCCGCAGCTCCCCAAATGCCGAGACCGTGCCGCCGGCCTGTTTGGCAGCATCGGTGAACAGCGCACGGGCCTGCTTGTCGGTCAGATTGAACTGCTCTTGGACTTCTCGCAGCGCAACAACCGCATCAACGCCCTGGTCTGGGATGTTGCCCAGTAACGTCGTCAGGCCGCGGCTGAATCCCAGCTTTGACGCATCAGCGACAATCTTGATTCCCTGCGCAACACCGGTCAGCGCTTCGATGAATGGCTGAACCAACGGCAGAATGTCTTGCCCGATTGTAATTTTCAGATCATCAAGCGCATTCTGAAACTTGGCAATGTTCTGCGCAGCAGTCGGTATGCCGTCCGCGCTTGCCGTCAATTCATTAAGACCCTTTGCCAAGGCCGGGAAGAACCTGTCTGCCGTGAGCTGCCCGGTCTCGACAAGCTTAATCAACTCCTGCTGTGTCAGTCCCAGGCCTTTGGCCGCAGCGGAAAACGCAACCGGTAGTCTCTCGCCAAGCTGCCCACGCAGCTCCTCCATCTGCACCGTCCCTTTGCTGGCCACCTGCTGCAACGCCAGCAGGCTGCCCGACAGCTCATCATTGCTCAACCCCAGCTGTTGCGCGGCAGTGCTCACCGCACTGAACAGGTCGCGTTGCACCTCGATCGGTACGTTCGCTGCCGTTGCTGCTGCGGTGAAGCTGCTGAACGTTTGAGACAACGTCCTAAACGACAGCCCCAACTCATCGGCCAAGCCGCGGGTGAACGTCAGCGCACCTGCAGCGCCCTGCTCTCCAAGCGTATTTGATAGCTTGCGGGTGACCGTTTCGAGCTCGATTGCAGACTGCACCGACTGCCGCAAAAACTCACCGACGGCCAGTGTGCCGAGTGCTGCGCTCAGGCTGCTAACTGCCGTTGTCGATAGCCCCAGCCGTCGGTCTAAATCCTTGAACGCATTGGCAGCATCACCTCCGGCCTTTTGTGCATTCCGCCCAAACTGCTGCAGGTCGCGGTTGGCCTGGTCGTCATCGACCCTGATACCAAGCTCAACGGTGCCGATTGATTCTGCCATGCCCTAGCTTGCCGGAAACCTAGACCATGGCATCAGCTCTCCTCTCGCTTCAAAATGCTGTGGTCGTCTTCGATGTGCCGACCGTCGGCACGATCGTCGATCAACGAACCGGCAACATCCTGCCTCGTACCGAACGGGTCACGATTAGCCTCTACCTCAGGCAAGGCAGCCTGACTGAAGCCGACGTGCCAGGTGTCGGCAATGCTGCTGACGTTTTTGACGGTTATGCCATCAGCCCCCAGGCACTCGACCCTCGGATTGTTCCTGGTGTTCGCGGCCTGCTGTCATTCTCTGCCGATGGTCCGATGCCATGCGAACTCGTCAAAGGTCGTGAGCCCTATGGCACAACCGGCCTGATCGGTTCGACGCTGCAGCAGGTCATTGGCGATCGTGTCCGCATTGTCCGGTACCGTCAAACCACGCAAACGCAATGACGGTACAGATCAAAGCGGTTGCCAAGCTCACCGGCTTTGACCCGCGTTACATCGCGGCGCGGGTGCCGGTCATCCTGCGTCAATACGATGCCGTCATCTTCCCCGCATTTAAGGCCGAGATCAGCGCTCCCCAGTTCAGCTGGCCACGGACAACGGTTCGACGCAATGGCCAGGTCGTCAGCAGCCCCCGCGACATCGTCGACACCGGTGCCTTGCGGGCTTCACAGCAGCGGTTCACCATTGGTGCCGCAGGGCTGGGCCTCGGATACCGCTGGGGTGGCCCTGCAGCGCCTTACGCTCCCCTGGTGCTGTCTGGCTACGTCTCGAGTCGTGGTGCCATCGCACCAGGCCGCAACTGGATCCTGCCGGCATTGAACAAGCACCCGCTGGATCGGTTCTTCGCTCAGCAGTGGCAACGGCTTGGCAGGACGCAACGCACGCAATAAAAAGGGGGCCTTTCCAGGGGCCCCCGACGCATCCTCTACCTCACCGCCCCAGTTTAGACCGTCACGATGATCGATGGCACGGTGCCGGTGCCGCCGACATCAGCAAGCAGCGGCGACAGGGCTTCACCGGTGACATAGCCTCGGCCACCTGCAACCAGCGTCACGGTTGTTGCCACAGCGCCGCTGACGACAATGGTTGCCGTAGCGCCGATGCCAGACCCGCCGTAGAGCGCGATGCCGGTATAAGTGGCGTTGGCCAGTCCGCTGCCGGCACTGCCGCCGGTCAAGGTCATCGATGTGATCACACCGGAGCTGCCCTGCTTGACCCACTTCGGTTCGCCGTAACCGTTGAGCGTGAAGCTGACGGCCGCGATGTTGCCGGCCTGAATATCCTCTGTGAAATCGCTAACCTGCGCGACTCCGGTATGCACCTCCATGGCACTGGCACTGCTGCCATCGGTGACCGGAGTTTCACGCCACCATTGCAGCGTTGCACCAGCTGTCGAGCCCAGCCATGCCGTCTTGCAGGTCTGATAACCGACACTGGTCACATCCAGGTTCATCGTCACCGGGATGCTGTAGCTGTTGCCGGTCACCAGGTTCTTGGCAAATCCAAACCCGCTGCCATAGTCGGTCACCTGCTGGCTATCGCTCGAACCCTGTAGGCTGAAGTTGGACCCGTTGACCAGTTCAGAGAAACTGGTGCGATTGGTCGGATTCAGGCTGGCAGTCGTGCCGGCCTTGACCCACATCCGATAGTTGAAGGCGGCGAAATAGCCCACGCGTCAGTCCTGCAGTTCTGTCATAGCTTGCCGCTCTTGGGCTTCAAGCCATTCCATTGGCGTTTGATGGTCGCTGACGTGCAGCTCGAAATCGAGCCGGTCATGCGCTACACCAGCGGTAGCGAGCAATGCCAACCGCAGTTCCTCGCGGTCGATGCCAAGCTGCGCCGCAGCCTGATCGGCACTGATGCCGTGGTCCATCAGCCGCCGGATCTTCATTCCCAGCTCTCGAACCGGCGGCGGTGCCTTGACCTGCCAGTTGTGGTCCCGTACATAGTGCCGGCATTCGCCAAGCGCGAACACACCAAAGATCGTCGACAGCCTGCCGCGGTCAGCGTCCCAGCGTCGTGCTGCCTTGATGAAGGCAACATCAACACATGAGGCCACATCCTCAGGTGCCATCATCGGAAACCTCGCACGCATCCTGCGAGCAAAGTGGTGCACGAGCTTGCGATGCTCAACGTAAAGCTCCCCGATGCGCCTTGATTCCTGGCGCGACAATGGCTGGTCATGCCGCTGGCGACCGGGCGTTAATTGCATGCCCGGCAATGCCAGCTGCACGTTAGGACCTCACAGTACGGATCAGCCCCACACTACCCCGAGGCGCCGAAAGACACAAACAACCGAACAGGTCGATCAGGTGCGGCATCATCGTCAGTGCATTGCGTGCCGCTGGAGCACCGGTACCAGGCGATTGAAACTCAACGGTCAGCACATCGACCGTTGCCCGCTTCAGATTGGCATTCGGGATTCCGGGGATCAGTTCATTGAAGCCGGCGGGCGATGGCGTCAGCAGGGTCGGTGTTGTGAGCAGTGCATTGGCCAGGTCGAAGGTCCCGTCCTGGATCTCGGGCGGGATGATGCTGCTCGAGTGCACCTTGTCGCCGCATTCAGCACCAGACCGAGGCCAGAGCAGTGCCTGCGCTGTCGTGGCCTTGTCGCCAATCCACTGCAGCTGGTCAAGGTAACCGGTTGCGGCGATCAACGCTCGCGCCTTGTCGTCAGTCGTGACCGTTGCTGCTTCCCATGCGAGGGTGCCAAGGCGCAGGTTGGCAATGGCATCAGCGTCGGCCACCGTGAGGTAGCTGCTGGCATTGGCACCACCAACGCTGGCATCAATGGTAACGGTCATCAGATTCGCGCCCGGGACGACTTACGGGTTTTCTCCATCCGCTTTACCTTGGCCTCTGCCTTCTTGACCGTGGCGTCAGTCTTGCCACCTCGATACATTTTCAGCTCGCGAACCTGGCTTCTTGCGGCCTTGTACTTTTCCTTGGCCGGGTTAGGTGCGGCCTTGCTCATCTTGGCGGGCTTGGCCGACTTAGGCGCTGCCTTGGGCTCTGCGGCTGCTTTGGTTGCAGACCGCTTTTCCCCGGTCCCTGTGGCCTTGTAATAG